CGTATAACACGCTTCCTAAATATTCAACGAGTTTCTTCCAATATTTAGGAAGCGTGTTATACGCTGTTTGCCCTTTTTGCCAATCGTCAGATAATTCGCTGGCATAGAAATACTCCAGATTTTTGTTTTTGTTAATAGCAGATTTTAAATTATTTTCAGAAATCTCTAAGGCAATTACGCCACTCCTTTCAGGATTTTTAATAGAATTAGATTTTAAATAATCTTTATTTTCCCACTGAATAGACAAAAAACCTGCAGGAATAGCAGAAGGATAACCCGGATTCAAAATGAGTTTACCAGACCACCTTTTAATCTCCTTCATCAAAGATGAAGGTACTTTATCAGCATCGTCAAAGAACCAGTCAGTGTTATGTTTATAAATGGATTTATAAAGAGATTGTTCTTTTTGAAGCTCGTCAACAGTTTTCCAACGTTCTGTAGCTACCGAAATAATTCCGTCACCAGGAAATGCTTTTAAGTCAATATATGCAACACGTGGTGTAGAAGAATTAAACAGTTTTTGATATTCGGAATTAATCTTTAAACCTGGCCCAGAGTCGGGGTTTAATATCATACAAATAGAAGCAGTCTTATGCGTTCTAATCGCTTCTGTACCGACTCTGGATTCATATACAGGTACAAGCAAAGTCGGCATAGAACTAGTCACATGAGCCGTTTGACATGATGTAAAAAAAAGAATAGAAAGTAAAAAGCATTTCATAGGTGAATAACTTTACTTTTTATTTAAATTTTTAATCTTAGCTAATTGTACTATTTCATCTTCAATAGATAAAGTTTGTTTACCGTTAATACTAAACTTATTAAATAAGTCGCGTTCAATAGTATCTTGCTGTAATGCTGCTTTTTGTTGTTCAACGAGTTTTTCAAGAACAGATAAGTTTTCTGGATTAAAGATTGATTGCTCATCGCTAGGTAAATTTCCATCGGTATTAACATACTCTAAAATAAGAGAGATACGCTCATTCATATCTGTAGGTAATTCAATTATTGCAGGTGAATCATCTTTAGGAAAGAATTTATCCAGCTGAATATTATTTGCATATTGATCATGCATTGCACAGAATAAAGCGTCAATTTCCTGTATAAAGTTAACGTCTACATCACGTACTCCATCATCTACTATTGGTATTGCTTTATCATGTTTTAATAAAAAAATAATATCTAAATCTCGCATTGACTCTCTCGTCAAATATGCAGTCATTTCTATAAACTCTTTATCAAAACCTTCTACACCTTTTTCACTGCACCATAAACTATATACAAGATTATCTAGCGGACATCTATCATAAATTACTTTATCATCTTTAGTATATGACTTTAATTGCTTAACCATAAAGTCAAGAATAGTAAACTGTGTCTTAACTGTTGATTGAGTAGAGTGATTGAGATTATTTTCTACAAGAATATCGCGATAAGACTTAGGAGGAGTTTTGTATTGAGGCCATGTTGATAAGAATTGCTGTATTAAAGTTGTCTTACCAGTATTTGCTGTTCCAGATATTGCTATTCTCATATAGGCATTAAAGCTGATTTAATTTATAAATAAGTTTATCGAATTCTGCTTCTATTTCATCTTGAATATTTTTAAGCATATCATATTCAGATGTAATGTCACGTAAATACATAATAACATTATCTCTCATTTGTGTATAGTTTTTAATTAAATCAGAACTATACGAATCTACTTTGATAGAATATGTAATCTTATTATCAGTGTTAACACCCATTCTACCATAAAACACCTCTACAAACCTGTCAAATAAACCATCTAAAGCTTCATAGGCTTCTCCTAACGCAATATGCTCGGAATGCTTTTTTGTCTGCCAATGATCTACCTTCAGTTGATTTAAAACTAGAAAAACTACGCTTAATTTCATATTTTATATTTATTTGTTATTTTTAAAAAATCAAACACGAAGTGCTAAATTCCAAAGCAATAAATGAAGTCTAGGTGAAAAATTAACATTTAAAGCCTTTGCATATTCTGCTACAGCAGGAGCTTTTTCAATATGTTCTTCTCTTGATCCACAACAAGGCATAAACCAAATACGATGTACCGGAATATTAATACCTTCTTTATCTGTAACATATTTACGCCAAATTTCATCAATATCTTCTGATTTATTAATTACAAATTTAAATCCAGATTTATTTTTTACATGCCATTTTAGTACTTCAGGCTTGTATGTCTTTTCTTCTTCATCACCATTTGTAGTTAACTTAGGTGATGTAGTAAAAGTTGCGTTATATATTAACCATTCATCACTAGGCTGTATTGTAGCATTCGTTTCGAAATCAATTGTAGGTACAAACTTATATCTTTGTTTAAATGCTTCTATAAATTTAAGTAATTGTTTACCCTGAATTAAGGGTTCACCTCCGGTAATTTTTAAAATAGATCCACTACTACATAATTTAAAATCCGCTTTAAGTTTCTCAATATATCCTTTACTTTCCATAAGAGTAAAGATTTCATTAAAAGTCATTTTATTTTTAATACTCCACGAAATATATGAATCACATCCATGTGGTGAATCCTCACTCGCAAAATTTTTACAAGTTAAATTACACATAGATAATCTCATAAAAACGGAAGGTCTACCAATATATTCACCTTCTCCTTCTAAAGTGTAAAATAACAAATCATCAGATAAAAATAAACTCTCTTTCTCGTTATCAATCATAATATTATTATATATTAGTTCGTAATACGTGCAAGTATAAAATAAAAAAAAGAATAAAAACACTTGTATTAAACTGTATCTTTGATTATTAAATAGCTTTATATGACACGTAAGTCTACGCGTACGCGTAAAAATGATAGTCCTAAGGACACTTCTAGCATCGAAGAGTGTATCTCTAACAATTGGATGAGTAATTTCCATATTAAAAGACCATTTCATTTTAATCAAAAACATTTAGCGTGTTATGAACGTATAAAACAAGATAATACGAACATGGTTTTTATTGATGGACCTGCTGGTTCAGCTAAAACATATCTAGCTGTTTTAGCAGCATTGGAACTTATTAAGGAAAAAAAGATCGAAAACGTGATGTATATTCGTTCTGTTATTGAGTCAGCTTCCCGTAGTATTGGTGCTCTTCCTGGTGAAGTAGATGATAAATTCTCACCATATGCTATGCCTCTTATTGAAAAAGTAAAGGAAGTTACAAGTGATAGTACTTGTGAAATGCTTAAATCTGCAGGTATTATTCAAGCAATTCCTGTAAACTTTGTAAGAGGTTTAACATTTAATAACACTTTTGTCATTGTTGATGAAATTCAAAACCTAACTTTGAGTGAAATTACTACTATTTTAACTCGTTTTGGTAAAAATACCCGATATGTCTTGTGTGGCGACCCGTTTCAATCAGATATTGGTAAGCTAACATGTATTCATAAAATATTAGCGGCATTTGATACACCAGAATGTGTACAAAACAACATTTATAGATGTAAATTTGGTGATTCAGAGATTGTTCGAAGTAAAATTTTGAAATTTATTGTTAATGTTCTAGAAAAAGCTTAATATAATTACATAAAAAATGCGTAGATTTTGTTATCTACGCATTTTTTATGTAAATTAATATGTTAGCCCCACGAAGTACCAGAGAACCAGTTTGATTTACCTTCAGATGTATTATTACCTACATTAGCACCTTTTCTTTGCTCTGCTTGAGTTGAATCTGCTGTCACTGTTAGATCTAACTCAAGCTGTTCAACCGCCAGAGACCCAGAGCTTTCAGTGATATCAGTAAGATCTGCTTGCCAGGTAGCTACTGTTTGAGTCGTTTTATTACTTGGTGGTTGATAAATAGCAGAATTGTCTTCATGTTCAAAAACTTCTGTACGAATAACCCAGCATCGGTTATTCGTTTGTTCACGAATTTGTTTATCTACAAGATTATATACAAATTCAGCAGTCCGTTCAATTCCAACACCATCTGGCATAATACGTAAGTCAATAATACCCTTTGTATTAAGATCAATAAAGGATTGTAATTCCGGATCATCTTGAGCTACACAAGTTGTGTGATCAAATTGATCCTGAAGTAGCTTCTTAATTTCTTTAAGTCCTCCAAAATCAACAGCCCAGTTTTTATCGTCTAGATGACTGCAACCAAACCAAATTTTAGCTTTAAGTTGGTACCCATGAATAAATTGACATCTAGAATGATTAGCTTTCCATTGTCGAAATGCACATGATCCTAACTCAATAATTTTTGTACTAGTATAATTACTCATATATGAATATTATATCTTAGTTCAATAGTAATATCAACTATTTTCTTATATCTTATTTTATTTATTCACTTACAAAATAAGTCAACTAACTTTTTTGATTCAAGTATTAGATTTTTTTGACTATAATTTATATTTACACTGCTGACAATTACTTTACCACCCTTATACAGCTTACCATCACTTTGTAGACGTCCATTATTATTTTTAACAATAATATATTCGTCGTCTTTAACCGGGTTAGACGATCCAGCGACCGTAACTGTGCCATCAAAATTTAACTTATAACCCATTAATGGATCACCTTTTTTAATATCACCTAGACTATTAAAATTAGGTTTAGAATTTAATTTAAATTTATTTTTTAATACTTCAGAGGTAAATAATACTTCATAAGCTTTGTCATTTGTATTACTATTTGAATCATCAACTTGAGTAAACTTTACATCATCTTTAAAAATAACCGTATCTGCTACATATTTTATATCTTCGTCATTTCTAGGATTATTAGGCTTTATAGTAACGGAAAAATTCTTACTGTACTGTAGAGGTGAATTAGCGTCATTACCTTCTTTAACACTACCTTCAAAAATTGCTTTATAAGATCCTTTATATTTTTTATTTTTTGGAGCTACGGAGGTATTCACAGCTGCAGGGGTAATCACCGCCTTTGGTCGCGCAGGTGGTGGAACTGGCAACCTCCCCTGCTGAACTCCAGGAGCTGGAAAATTTCCCGGTCCCATGTATGGAGCAGCTGCTTCCGGAATTACACCTGCAGCACTATCTTTTACCAATTCTACTAATTTACAGTTTCTAAATTTATCTGGGTTACTTTCAAATAAGTCTTTTAATGCAGCCTTTGGTTCATTAAAAGCTCTGGATACTTTTTTAATAGTTGCAGCGTATTTATCTTTAATATTCATTAACTCTGGAGCAATTGCCTTTGCAGCCATACGTGCAACTTTACCTGCAAAACTTTCTGAATATACTTCACGACTCTTTAACATATTTTTATTTATTCTCTATTGTTATTTAAATGAACTACCTTATAATATTCTTATGGAAGAAACAGATATTAATACAATACAGGTTGGTGAAGTATTTAAATTACCTAATGCAAATGGTAATTCTCCTCGTACGGAGCAAGAAAAGCAAGTTATTATTAAGCGAGCAGCTGCAGCTTATGAAAAATATATGGATGCATTAGGTTTTGATTGGCGTAATGATCCAAACTCTGCTAATACTCCTATGCGAGTAGCAAAAGCTTTTGTAAATGATATTGCATCAGGCTGTTATAGTCAGCCTCCATCTGTTACTGCTTTTCCTTCTGATGGTTATGATGGTATTATTGCTCAATGTAATATTCCGCTTAAATCTCTTTGTTCTCATCACCATCTTGCTTTTACTGGTGTAGTACATGTTGCTTATATTCCTTCAAGTAGCGGTAAAGTAATTGGCTTAAGTAAGCTTAATCGAATTGTTGAATTTTATGGTAGACGGCCACAATTGCAAGAAGCCCTTACAACGCAAGTACATAATGCCATTAACCTTGCTTGTGAAGACAATTTAGGAGCTGCTGTTGTAATTAAGGCTCAACATACATGTGCATGTCATCGCGGTATTAAGCATGATGGATGCTATATGGTAACAAGTAAACTATCAGGTGATTTTATGAATGATGAAAAGACAAGAAATGAATTTTATAAATTTATCGATATGTCTTCCCGTAATTAATATACTATATAATGAATATTTTTGTAACCGATTCTAATCCTATTATTGCAGCGCATAATCTTTGCGATCAGCACGTGCGATCTAAAATGCAAATTGAAGGCGCTATTATGCTAGCTCATGCTTTTCCTCAAGATGTATTAAATCATCCATCAACTCCTAGAACACAAAAAGGTACACCGCGTAAGTCAGGTAAAGGTTATGCTAAACATCAATGTTCTATTTGGGCTAGAGAATCTATCGAAAATTTTCGATGGCTTGTTGATCATACCTTAGAAATGTTTACTGAAAGAATGCTTAGATGGCCAACTGCTGCTGAACATTTTACTCATCAATTTATTAAGTGGTGCAAAGATAATATTCATAATACTACCATAACCAAAACAGAGCTAACGCCGTATGTAGTTGCTTTTAAGTCAGATAGTATATGTCTAACGGTACCTGACTTTAATAAACTTTCAGCTATTGATCAATATCGTAAATATATTATTCATGATAAAAAGTTTGCTACCTGGACACATCGTAAATCTCCAGATTGGTTTATTTCTTAATTAGCCTGTATATTATCATCTGCAATATTTTCTTGACCAACATCAATTAAAGCATCCAGATTATTTTCAATAAAGTCTTTTCCTACTAATATTTTATATATGTTAGTAGTTCTATCACCTATAGAAAAAGGAACATCATTAAAGTTCTTACTACCTACAGTTACATTAAAATAAACAACTGGTCTTTCTTCAGTATGCCCAGATCCGATATTAATCATTATGGTATCTTTAATATCTTTAACAACAGTTTTATTATTAACAGTTTTAAAGAATATTTTTTTACCTTGAATCTGTATATTATCTCCATGTAACACATTAAACGCGCCGTTACCAGAGTCTAATTTAGCAGGAATTTTACCGATACCCTCAATATCAAAAAATTCAATAAGACCTAATATTTGCTTTTCTAAAAAAAAATCTTTAAATATTTTCATCTTCATATCCTACGGAAAACATTTCTGCTGAATTATCTTGTTTACATCCGCAATCAGCTTGCATTTCATGGGTAATCCAATCATGAACAGATGATAAATAATCAGCTGCTAAAGTAATTTTAGCAGCTACCCAACCTTCTATTTCAGGTAGACTTTCAATCTTTGAATGTAAATCAGATACTATTCGTTCTATCTTATACAAATCAGAAGCAGCCATAGTAACTGCACTATCAGCTTCTTCTTCATGTTCTGTAGTAGGTATTACAGCAGATATTTCTAGTTCATTACCCTGTAATACAGGACTTAGATTCATTTCCTCTATAAGTGTGTATATATTAGATAATTTTGCCTGATCTTTACTCGTAAACATATATTTATTTATTCAATAAAATATTTTTTATTTGTAAAACGTCTTCTCTATTTGATTTAACAGAGTCAGGTAAAAAATAATCTAACGCATCATCAATATTTGTTTGAATTTTTTGTCTTGTTAATGTTCCAGATATACCTTCAGATTGCATTGGTATATGTACAATATTTACAAGAGGATATTTTTCTATATTTTTTGTAAAACTTGTAAATCTATTATCTTTTTCATCTTTAGAACCTGCCCCTATATATAGTTTTATATCAGGGTTTGCTATAGCAATATCATAAACTGATTTAACAGGTGAACTTGACGACACTACTACCTCAACAGGTTTATTAAAGTATTTAGAATATATTTGCCATATTTTTTTAGACATTTCAGCAGTAATACCTTCTCTATCTTTATTACCGATACATACAATACCTCTATTAGCGTCTTGTAACAAATAATTAAAAGCGTTAAAGTGTCCTTTTGTAGGTGGTTTAAATCCTCCAGGTAATATAGCTATAGAATCTTCTGCTTGTTCTAAAAAGTATTTTTTAAAAGATTTCATATTTATTTTTGAGGCCTATCTCGACCAGGTGCCGGACTTGCAAAATTTGCTTGCGCAAATCCTCCAACACGCTGAACAAGTTTACTTATATCGTTGGTTTCACCATCTGTATTATTAACTTTTGACAAAGCATAACCTTCAGGTGCTGTTGTTTGCCATACTCCGGCTGATTCCTCGATATACGTGCCGAGTAGATCATTTTTAGTAATTTCGTTAAATATACGAATAAGATTATTTTTTAAATTAGCGACTATTAAGGTTATTTCAAAAGCTTTACGTATAGACGGCTTTAAAGCTTTTAATTCAGAAATAACTTTTTTCATGTTCTCTTCTTTTTTAATTTTACCTTTATCACTTTTAAGATTTTCCATTTCCTTAGTGAGTTTACCCATCATATAAGTAATAAATTCAGTAGCAGACATTGCAGGATCTTCAAGAAATCTACCTGCCCTAACTTCAGTATTAATATATGTTTTAAGAGGTATTGTGTAATTAGCTAACCCACTAAAATCAACAGAGTTAGCTAATTTTAAAGCTAAATTCTTTTTCTTTTGCACATCTCTTAGTAAAATCTTACCAAACTTACTAGCACCATTTTTAGGCTTATTTGCCAAGATATTAAATACAAACACAGTCTTCGACGGCGTAAACTCATCTGGTGAAGAAGTGTATTTTTTAACCTTAAGAATACCATTTTGAACCATATACTCAATATGAATTGCTACACCAATTTTAGAATTTATAATTTGAGTACCATATGGACTATCTGGTGATACAGCATACTTAATAGTATTAGGTTGAAACGTTATAAATCGATTTTCATTTTTGACACCATCAATTAGTTTAGGTGTTTCAACTTGCTTAATTATATTATCAAACATATAGTCCATTTGATATATGCCTTTTAAATTTAATGACGGTAGATATTCTAACGCTAAGCTTAACTTTTCAACTAACCCCGGTGCGTGGCCATGATTTCGTTGAATATCTTCTTTTGTGTAGTTAAATTTACCCTCTTTATTAAAAGCCGATTTTGAAGCTACAAAAAATCTATCATTTATATCAACTCCAGCTACTATAGCAGGACTGCCATCAAATTTAGTACTTATCTTATAATCAGTTTCATCTACAAAATATGAAATTGAAGCTTCAATTTGGTTTAAAGCCTCTCTTACTCCCTGCTTACCTTTATTTAATATAGTTTCCTCTAGATGATCAATATGCTTGACTGCGCCATCAATAGCATCAAAAAATTCGTTGACTAATTGAACGTGTTGCTTAAAATATTGGTTGAATTTTAACATAAATTAATTTAACATATCGGTTAATTGAGTATCCTCAGTATCTGTTTTTGCAGCACTACTTGCTGCAGCTTTTAATTCTTTCTTTGAACCTAATTTTACTAAGTTAATCTCACTAGGTAAAATATCACCACTTTTGTTTCTTATATCAAAACTATAGATATTTTTATCAGTTGTCATTATAATACTAATACTTTTTCTACTATCGTTTCTTGCATCAGATTGATAAAACGGATATTTTACTTGAACTTTAGTAATATCACCAATAAAATCAACTAACTTATCTTCATCTGATAAATCTTCTATTTCTAAGTCATCTTTTGTATTTTTTCGCTTAACATAAATATAGCCGTAATCAAACGCTGATTCAATAAACTTATGAAGTACATCTTTATCAGCTTGATCAGTTGTATTAATCACTTCAGCTAACTCAGGTGGAGATACTGTTTTATTATAATAATCAGACAGACCTCTTTCAACAGCAGGTATATGTACCCCAGCTGCTTTCATTAATTTACCTCCTATGTCGTCACGCTCTTTGTTTATAAAATCGACTTTATTATCCTTAATACCGAACATTCTAGCGGCCCCAGCATTGCCTACTGTTTTACCTCCAATATCCTTTAAAGATATAAAGTACGGATTACCGTCTTCATCAATTAACGTAACATCAGCAATCTCTTTACCTTTATCATTAGCGCCAGATACTGTTAACGGACGCTTTACCGATCTTGTAAATGTTGCATTTTCATCTACACCTACAAATTTAACATCTAAATTATCCTCAAGTTTTTCAATCATTGAAGGTTTTTTAATTAATTCTTTGTCTTCGTCTGTTTCAGCTTTATTTAATTCATTAAAGTATTTTTTAAATGATTCAAGAATATCGCGCTCAAACGCCATACCTTTATTAGCAGCTGCACCTCCAGAAATAACTATTATAAATTCATTAGCCGATATTGCATCTTTAACCTTGAAGGCGTTAAATTTACTAGACGGATTACCCGACTCTCGAGGCTGTAAGGTATCAATAAATACTAAATTAATATCATCTAAACTATCAATAAAAGATTTTTTTAAATTATCTTTATCCTTAGCTAATTCTTTATTTATTGGCTGTATTCTAATATCAGGACTAGTAGAGCCAATTTTAAAATCGGGATTATTATTTGTAATAGCTTGTGCGACAGCTTTTTTATTTTTATAACCTCTAACTTCTAATCTTTCTGGTATTATAGCTTGCTTATATATATTTTTATATGCTTCCTCTAATGTTGATGGTGTATTATACTCGTTAGTATTATTATATATACTTTCATATATAGCTTCAAGTCTATGATTCATAATTTTAATAATATTGATTGATAGTATTTGTAAGCTCTTCTTTACCACCATCAAGTAACTTTTGTATTGTTGAGGTAACTTCTTCTGGAGCTGTCTTAAAATATTCTCGACGTACTGTATCTATTATAGATAATTCATTATCATCTGGAGTATGTTCAAATGCTCTCATAATGATATCAATTAACATCTTTTCACCCTCTTCAGATAACGGATTAACTTCTTGATCTGGCTTAGGAGCTACATATAACTTTGAAAATTCTTTTTGTGAAAGACCAACCCTTGGAGCTATGTGTGCTGCTATTTTTTTAGGATTTGTATTACGATAAGTTGATTGTATCTTATCTAGCCACCGCAATTCTTCATTTTTAGGGGTATGTGCAAATGCTTTAATAGCTAAAACAATTAAATATTGTTCACCAGCACTAGCTATACCTTTATCCTCTTCTTCAGGTTGCTCAGAAGCAGGTGCTCCTTCTTGAGGTTGCTGAGAAGTTGGCTCTGTTGCATCAAGAGGTTGATTACTTTGCTCTATAATTCTAAAATATTTGTTTATTAGATTTAGAGTTTTCATTAAATTATATTTGCTTTAGGTTTTCTTGAATTTAATTCTTTTTCTACATCAGAAAATCTACGCGTCGCAGTTTGAGCTAGTTTATCTGCAGCTACACGAGCACCGGGACCGTATTTAGTACTTGTTTTTATTCCGCCTCCTATAATATCAGAGTCCTCTGCATCTTCTGAGACAATAGGTGTTATAGTAATCTTAAACTTAGGTGTATTGTTAGCATATATAATACCTGTTTCTTCTACATCTCCAGTCGCTGCTGGTTTAGTAGGTCTACTCGGTTTAATAAAATATTTTAAATTTAAATTTCGTATACTGTCTGTTATATCCATAAGTATACTATTAGACGTTAAAGTATGATTAGTCTGATCTTCTGACGGTAGATTAGATTCCACCACCCTTAAAAATTTTCTCATAATAATATTTATACTTAAAATAATAATTTATAGAAGTTATTTTTAAAATAACCTTCACCTAAAAATGTTAATTTATTTTTAGTAATAAAGGAGTTAAGTTTCTTAGACGTTATTTTACACATATCAAAATCTAACGTTTTTTTAATGCTATTCTCTATTAAAATACAACACTCTGTGTCGTTTTGTTCTACTTTTTGAATAAACGTATGAAAAGTATAATTAATTCTAATAAAAATAAGAGGTAGCATTTTTATTAGATTATTAATAATATAGCTACTAGCTTTAATAAAATCTTTACCTATTTCTTTATTAAATTTAGAGTGTGTATTATAATATATAACTGTCTTATAACCATTATGTTTAACTTTTAACATCTCACATAATTCATAAATTACATAATTGTAAAATAACTTCTTTATATCACCGTTTTTATAATCATCTGGTATATTATACGTACTTGCATCTATATTTACTTGAAAGTAAGCATCTCTTATGATATCGTTTATATTAAGTAAATTAATTTTCTTATTATTAACATTATAAACAATCGTAGCTTGCTGGTTTTTTACCGATGCGTAAGTTAATGATTCCATTATAGTATGAGCTATCTAAAAGCACTTCATGTTCAAATTGAAGTTTAGCTTCTATATATGATAACATCCACTTTGAGTTACACCACTGTAATATTTCAAATTTAAAATTAGATTTACCGTGTAATTCTATGTCTTTATTTAAATCATTTGAAGATGATGTATATGTCTTCCAGTCTGTCTCAACTATTTCACGTCGTTTCCTAGTTTTTCCCTTAAGAGGAGCCCGCTTTTTCACTGTTTGACATTGCTTCTTACCAATATACTTCTTATTATTAACACAGTTTGTAATAATATACACAAATCCGAACGGTAATTCAGTCGATTCTGTTAATATATTAGCATAGTTCCAATGACCTAAGTCAGTCATAGTGCTGTTGTTCCTCGCTTTTGTGTACGTCTTTTAGTTTGTTTACGTGTTCGTTTTGATTTTAACTTTATTGCACCGATTCGTTTTTGTATAACGCCAGGCGGCGCTGCAATACGCGCATCTCCTGGAGCATAAAAGTCAGTTGACGAAATTTTACCTGCTGAGGGGTTATATCCTCCCGCAGATCCTCCAAGAGCTCCTGCAGAAAAAGAGTCCTCCTCTATTACTTTGTTAAAAGCTTCTTGAAATTTACCTATTGATTTAGTCATATTTATATTTATACTGTATATGTGGAACTATTAGCCAAATATATAGACGAGATTAATAAAGATTTAGTGGTAACTGACTTTAATATCAAGGATATTCAGTTAAAACTGCCTTCTCGTAAGCATTTTTGGGTAGCTAGACTAATTGATGCTAAGATTAAACGAGAAAAGCTTATAAAACATAAAAAAGCATTTAAAAAAGAGCTTGCACAACGTATTTTAAATGAAAGTCCCGTTAAAATTACTATACAAACAGCAGAATACGCAGCAGAAAACACAAAAGACATGGAAACATACAGTGATAAGATAAAAGAGTATGATTATATTATTGAATACCTCGAAAAAGTCGAAAAAATTATGGGATCCATGGTGTGGGAGATAAAAAACGTTGTTGAACTAGCTAAACTTGAGCAATTATGACGGATATTACACTAGATTACACTGTTTCTGCAGGTAAATTGCGAATTTATACGGAAAATACTGATTTATTTGCAGAAATCCGTAACTTTTTCAGTGTTAAGGTTAAAAACGCACATTTTGCACGACGTACTAATAGATTTGCACCTCAACGTAAGTATATAATCACACCAACAGGTATTTGTGAGTTTGGAATCTACTGGGAGTTACGAAAATACCTTATAGAAACCCAAAAACTTGTTAATCTTATTATAACAAGTAAATTACAGGAGGTGTTAGACACTATATCTAACAGTAATCCCCTTCTTCTTGATACTTTTAAGTATAAGTTACGTGATTATCAAGAAGAAGTTGTGTTAAAAGCCTTGAAGTTAGGAAGAGGACTATGTATCTTAGGTACTGGTGCAGGAAAAACATTTGTAACAGCTGCTCTTATTGAAAATCACTATAAAAACAGCAATAAACCTAACTTATTTAAGTGTTTAGTCATTGTACCTGACTTAGGTTTAGTAGCACAGACATATGATGAGTTTATTAAATGTGGTATTACTTTTAATCTTACAAAATGGACCGGCGCACATGCTCCAGATATGTCGGCTAATGTTATTATTTGTAATATCGGTATACTTCAGAGTCAATTTGATAGGAATGAATGGGTAAAGTATGTAGATTTACTTATAGTAGATGAAGCACACGTCATTAAAGCAGATAATAAGATTAGTAAGATAGTTTCTAAGATAAAAACCCTTAGTAAGTATGGTTTTACAGGTACTCTACCTGAAGAACAAGTCGATAAATGGTCTATTTTAGGTAAATTTGGTCCGACAATATACGAAAAATCAAGTTATGAGCTAAGAACAGAAGAGTTTTTAGTAAATGTTGAGATCAAAACACTAGATATTACATATAACAGCAGACCGCCTAATCTAACTGACAATAGTTACAGGGATGAATTGACTTTTTTACATAATAGTGAGTTTAGAAATAACTTATTGTTAACTTTATGTAAAAAACTCAATAATAATACATTAATACTTGTTAATTTTATTGAACACGGTGAGATAGTTTATAACAAATTAGTAAATCTCGCTGATAAGCAGGTCTTTTTTATAAGAGGCTCGGTTGAAGTTGATGAAAGAGAAAAAATAAAGCAAATAATGGAAAAAAATAACAACATTATATGTGTTGCTATTAGTGCTATATTCTCAACTGGTGTGAATATTAAAAATCTTCATAATATTATTTTTGCCGCAGGAGGTAAATCCTTTGTACGCACAGTTCAGTCAATTGGTAGAGGTTTAAGAAAGCATAATAATAAAGAAAAGTTAATAATTTTAGATATTGCTGATAATTTAAAGTATGGTAAAGAGCATAATCTAAAAAGACAAGAAATTTATAGGTTAGAAAAAATAAAAAATACTATAAAATATATAATTCAACCTTGATTTAATTAATATCGGTAATATCATTATGTATGAAGGAAGTTAAAGAGAAGCACAATTATGTTGATCCGAAAGATTTTAAAGAATCATTGAGAGTATATTACGAATGTGATAAATTAACAGATGACCTTGCAGAAAATATAAAAAAGATAGCCTATGGACTAAGTTACAATCCATCTTTTATTAACTATACATATAAAGATGATATGATAGGAGATGCTTTAATAAAAATGTATGCAGCTCTAAAATATAGAAAGTATAGTTTTGATGCTAACTCTAATCCCTTCTCATACTTTACTACAATCGCTTTTCATGCATTTATTAATAGAATTAAAAAAGAAAAAAGACATCACGAAGCATTAACAAATTATAAAGAGCAGTTTTATGAAAGTGCTATGAATGATCCGTATACTACACACGGTCAGCATATTTACATTAAACCAATCGACTCTGATAATTACGATGAATACAACGCTGAATAAATCAAAAGTAGCTATTATATCTGATTTACACTTAGGTATTCATTCTAATAGTAGTTTTTGGCATGAAATAGCAATAAACTGGGCTAACTGGTTAAAAGAAGAACTAAATAGTAAGAGAATTACAGATATTATCTTCTGTGGTGATTGGCATCACAATCGTAGTGAGATTTCAGTCAGTACTCTACAAGTATCAGCAGATATATTAGATATATTTAAAGATTTTAACCTTATTGCTATTACCGGCAATCACGATATTTATTTCAAGCATAGAACGGATGTAAACTCGCTATCTATCTTTAAAAATAGAAAAAATGTTACTATATTTGAAAGTGTATACGCATTAAACGCGTTTGATCGGACTATAACTTTTTGTCCTTGGAATACCGCTATAGAAGATATCCCAAAAAGTGATGTAATATTCGGACATTTTGAAATTATTAGTTTTAAAATGAATACTTTTAAGGATTGTGAGAGTGGATTTAATATACCAGATTTACTACACAAAGCTCCGTTAGTAATATCAGGACATTTTCATTACCGACATGAAAAACAATATGATTCAGGTACAATACTATATGCTGGTAATCCCTTTCAAATGGATTTTGGTGACGCAGGCAATACTAAAGGTTATCATATACTAGATCTAGATACTCTTGAATATGTGTTTATAGAAAATAAGGTATCTCCTTTATATGAACGTATATATTTGAGTGATCTAGTAAAGGAAGGTAGCTTTACAGATAAGATTAAAAAAATATTTGATAAAAATATAGTAAAACTTAAAGTAGATCTGAATATTTGTCAAGATGATATGAATGTTCTAATTAAAAAATTACATTTGCTATCTCCTCAAGCGCTAACAGTTGATTACGATATTAATTTTAATAGAATATTAGATGATAATAAAGAAAAACAAGACCTTTCAGGCATTGATATAGAGCAAGCCATTATTGAATTTACTAATCTACTAGATATTAAAAATAAAGAAGCTATAATAAACTATACTATCGACTTGTATCGGAAATGTAAAGAATGAAATACGTAAACTTTAAAAAAATTACTGTTAAAAACTTTTTATCTATTGGAGAAGATCCAGTTAGTATAGAATTTTCAAAAGGACTTCATATTATTACAGGTAATAATAAAGATAAGCCAGATAGACGTAATGCTATTGGTAAATCATCTATTGCTGAATCAATATATTTTGCTATATTTGGTGAAACATTACGTGAACTAAAAAAAGATCTAATACCTAATAATATTACTGGAGGTAAAACACATGTAGAGTTAGATTTTGAGGTTGTTACTTCTGCAGATACAAAAAAATATAAAGTTATTCGTAACTTATTTCCATCAAAAATAGAAATATTTGAAAACGGTATAGAAAAAACTTTAGATAGTATAGGTAATACTAATAAGTTTATATGTGATGTAATAAGTGCATCACCTGCTATTTTTCAAAATTGTGTTATTATGACGGTTAATGATGCAATCCCGTTTATGGCAAAGAGTAAAATAGATAAACGTAAGTTTATTGAAGATATTTTTGGTCTCCAAGTTTTTAGTGATATGATTGCAGCTTTGCGCGCAGAGTATACTGACATTAAAAGAGAAAAGGAAATAAACTTTACCAAACTTACTGAAGCAGAAAAAACACTTAAAAGTTACAATGATCAGCAGATTAAAATAGCTAGTGCACAACAAGAAAAGCTTAATTTATATGAATCTCGTAAAATTAATAACATAAATGAAAAAAATCAGCTACTAGAAATTATTAACAGTATTGAAAGTGTATCTACTGCAGATATTTTGCAATCTATTGTATTATATGAAGAAAAATTAAACAAGTGCGAGGAATATATTAAAAGGTATAATGATAGTATTGCCGTTAATAAACAGCGTATTACAGATTTAAAATTTACCTATCAAAAAATAGGTACATCTGAAGAAACTTGCCCTATATGTTTAAGAGGTATAGAAGAACATGACTTAAACTATATACAGACAGAAAAAGATGCCATTAAAGCTAATATTGATAGTTTAGTATTAACTATCAAAGGAGATAGTACACTGCAGGAAGAATATGCTAATAAAAAGGCGCTTATTAAAACTAAATTAGCATCTCTTAAAGAAAACGTTCATCAAAACAGTTTAAAAGTTTTAGATAAAAAACATAAACAAGAACGTATTGAACAGCTAGACTGTTGGTTAAATGAGTTAGATTCTGATATAGAAAATTTATCAGACAATAGCACAAACTATAACGATATTATTGCTGAACAAAGTGTATCTGTAAATGAGCTAATCGTAAAAGAAGACGAATTAAGTAAAAGACTTAGTGACTTAGATATCGTAAAGTATGTTGTCAGTGAAGAAGGAGTTAAATCATATATAGTTAATAAGCTACTCGATATGCTTAATAATAGATTATTATTTTATCTTAAAAAACTTGACTCAAACTCTATATGTATGTTCAATGAATACTTTGAGGAAGAGATATTAAACGAAAAAAATAAAATATGTTCTTATTTTAATTTCTCCGGAGCAGAGCGTAAAGCTATTGATTTAGCTTGTTTATTTACATTTTCAGATTTACGTCGAATGCAAGGCGGAGTGAGTTATAATATTGCAATATATGATGAATTATTTGATTCATCTTTTGATGAAAAAGGTATTGAATTAGTTACAGATGTGCTAAAAAATCGAATCGATGAATTAGACGAATGTGTTATTATTATCTCACATAGAAAAGAATCTATTAAACAAGTAACTGGTGAAATTATTTTTCTTGAGAAAAGCAACGGTATAACCACCCGTATACCTTATACAGAAATTTAAGCAATTTTTGCACGTTAGATATAATTATTAATATGTCTAGTAACACTCCTTTAAAGAAATCTTATGGTGCTTTACCGTTTAAAATACCAGACGATCAACTAGGTTTTCCGTTAACTACAAGCACTAAAAAAGAGACTATTTTTCGTAATTATAAGATAGGTAGAGTCTTAGATCAAGGAGATAAAGGCATTTGTGTTGATATGGCTTTGACAGGTTTACTTAACGCAGAGCCCATTTCACAGACTCCGTGTCAGCCTCTTGAAATATACAAAGCTGCTCGTAAATTAGGAAAAACGCCTGATGATCTAGAAGGCTGCCAACTAAATCACGCTGTTGATTATCTCATCGATAAAAAAATTATTAAGAGAAAATATTGGACGTGTAAATCAGAAGAAGTAACGCTGTATCTAAATACGATAAGTCCTATTGTAATGAGTATTCCATGGTATGAAAAAATGAATACAACAGAAAAAGATGGACAAATTACACTCGGAGGTAATTTAATAGGATATCATGCTGTTTTAGCGTTTCGCTTTGATGGTCTGCATAACCGAATATGGATAAGAAACTCTTGGGGATCAGAATGGGGCGTGTCAGGTAACTGCTATATTGAAATAGGTAATTTAGAAAAGTTATTAAATCGTGGAGGAATAGCTTGCGCTTTGGTCGAGTAATATAATTTTTAAGAGTAAATAATATAAATGAGATCAATTCTATTACTACCTTTTATTTTTATTTTTTCATGCGCAACACCTGTAGATCAAGGATATTTAATTACCGATTATAATAGCAGTGGAAAGGTAGAAAATACATATTTTGTTAAAGCTTATCATATAGGTGTAGATGATGTTAGTTTTATTTCAGATAATAAAATTAAGACTGTTACAGGATCATTTAAAATCGAAAAAATAAGCAAAAAATAAGCAAAAATATGATTAAACAACTATTGTTATTTTTATGTGTGATGTTACTAAGTTCATGCGTTAGTGCAGGTCCAAAAGACGGTGTAAAGCCTCCTAATTTTGTACCTAGATACACTATTAAACTAACTGGGACACCAGTTTGGAATAGTATTGATGATATTAAAGAAGCAACTAATGGTAAAATAAAAATTACAGGAAATATAATTGACTTACAAGGTGGTTGTTTAGACGGCTCTAAATTAAAAAAATCATCAAATAGTCAAGATGAATCTAATACACCTATTAAAATTCAAATAACTGATTGCATTTTAAAAAACGGCTATGTTCGAGATGTACCTGGAGGTATAATTGTTCAAACACCTAATGTAACAATTGAGGATATACTGTTTACAGGTATTAGTGAAGATTTTGTTTCTAATCTTAAAGATAAAAGTTATAATTTTAAAATTATAAATTGTAAATTTTATAATAATTCCAAAGGTGATAAGAGTTGTCAAGTTAATGGAGCTGTAGGGCTAATTGTCGAAGGCTGCTATATAACAGGAGGTATAACAGCTATTAGAATAGGTGAAAGTACATCAACAAACAATGGTAAAGCTATTGTTAAAAATTGTACTATTGAAAAAGTACCTACATTTTTAAACATAGATGGAAAAACTCAAGTCTATGTTAAAAATAATATGCTAAAAAATGTAAATAAAAAATACGTTACACATGAAGGCTCTAATGTACATGAGTAAATATAGTTAATTATATAACATATAATTAGTAGATTTAGGTATCATTATATATTATATAATGTATGTATAACGTAAATCCGTTTCCTGCACCTTTTGCTCTACCCTTTAATCATATGAGAGGAGGTCATACCGGTGCTAACTTTGTACCAGCTGCATCTCGACAAGAAGATCCACCCGAACTTGCTTTACCGAGATACATTAACTATTTAGCAGATTATTCAGGTTGCGGTCATTGGCGAATTTTATGGCCTGAGCAATTAATCAATGCTACAGGTCGAGGTTGTTCTTCTTCATTAACTGGAATGGTTCTTGATCCAAGATGGTATCAAAATTTAACTTGTGTGAAAGTTCAACGACAAGCAAGTAATTCTCAAAAAGAGTTTATGCAATTTTTAACCGACGTTAAAAAGACTCATAACTTTAAAATTATTTATGAAGTAGATGATGTAGTATTTAGAGAAGACATTCCTGATTATAATAAATTCAAATTTGCATTTGATACTGATGAAATACGTCAGAATTGTATTGATATAATTAATATGTGTGATGAAGTCACAGTAACCTGTGAGTTTATGAAAAAGCTTTATCAAGAAAGAACTGGTAAAAAAGAAATAACTGTATTACCAAACTTTGTTCCTTTTACTTGGATGGGATATTTATATAATAAGCGACGAGTTTGGGACGATTATGAACGTCATGTAAAGCGTCCTCGAATTTTATACACCGGTTCTGGTGCTCATTATGATGTTGATAATAAAGTAGGTGGTAAAGATGACTTTGAGCAAATAGTTCAGCTTGTTATAGATACAAGACATAAATATAAATGGGTTTTTGTTGGGTCATTTCCTCCTGTTTTATTACCGTATGTACAAAATGGAGATATTGAATTTCATCAATGGCAAACTTTAATTGATTATCCGAAGTTTATTGCAGGTCTTCAAGCGCAATTAATGATTGCACCACTTCAAGACAATAACTTTAACAAATCAAAATCTGATATTAAATTTATTGAAGCAGCTTTACTCGGAATACCTTGTTTATGTCAAGATCTGGTAACATATTCTACTGCGCCTGCAGATTTAAGATTTAAAACTACTGAGGAATTAAAATTTAAAATAGATCTTATTTTAAATTATAAAAACCGTAAGCAATATAAAGCAAATATTGAAAACTTAAATGCTATGGGATCTACTCGCATTCTCGAAAATCCGGAAAACATTGGATGCCATCTTGAAGCACTTAATACACCTTACGGCTCACCAAATCGACCATTTTTATCTAGATGGAATAAGTAAAAACTATTAGTTTGCAAATGAACTATACTATAATAGATAATATATGTATAGAAATGCAATTTATAATAGTAATGAGCAGGCTATTAAGTTATTTACTTGGGATGAAGATGGTAAGAGAGTCTTAAATACGGTTTCTTGTACTCCTTATTTGTATGTTGATGATCCGAGAGGTGAAAAAACGTCAATCTTTGGTACTAAGGTGCGTAAGAAGTCATTTAATACTGCGTATGATAGATATAAATTCGTTACTAGCTCAGGTATTAAGAGATTGTATGAAAATCTCCCGGCTGAGCAGCAATATCTAATTGATACTTTTTGTAATGTAAATGAAACGCCTGAATTTACCAAATTACCGCTTAAAATTACCTATATTGACATTGAGACTTATTCTGTTGGTAGCTTTCCAAATATTGACGATCCGACTCATGTAGTTAATGTTATTACCTGCTATGATACGCTAAATAAGCAATATTTTACGTTTGGTTTAAAGCCTTATGTGAATAAAGCAGATAATGTTACTTATGTTCATTGTAAAACTGAGCGAGAACTGTTTACTAAGTTTATAGAGTATTTAGCTGACGATTATCCTGATGTAATAACTGGTTGGAACTGTCTCGAAGAAAATCAGCATATCTGGCTCAAAGATAGAATTATTAAGATTAAAGATTTATCAAATAATTACGAGAGTAAACCACTTAAAACTCATGGTATTTGTATAAATAATTTTATGAATACAGGTAATAAAGATGAATATAAACTTACTACAGAGCATGGAGATCAAATAAGATGTTCTATAGATCATAAATTTATGGTATATACCTTAGAAAAAGGAAAATATAGTTGCTATAATGTGTTAACAAAAAATTTACAAACGCTAAGTGTTAAAGAAATAATAAAGCTTCAAGATACACATTATGTATATTTTACAAAATATCTTAATAACAATAAAAATAAAGATTTAACTTATCGCGATTTAATTGAAAATAGTGAACGGCTTAAAAAATATATTGTATCTACTAACCTTAATGTATATACATTTAATTTTACAAAAACAAAACGAATAAATAGTAGTTTTGATATTAATATAGATGAAATTATTAGTCCTGATATTTTAAAATTATTAGGTTTTATTTTTACAGATGGAACATTTTCCAAAACTGAAAATACATTTCGTTACACTAACAAGTATAAGAATGTTGTAGATAGTTATACAGAGATTTATAATAAAGAACACAATACAGATTTAAGTCTTTCACTAGAATGTAATACTGTCTTTAATGGTAAAGAGTTTCAAGCATATAGTAAACAAGTCCATAATAATAATAAATTAGGCATACTTTTTGAAATAATTTATAATGAAAGTTTAACCAAACAGCCTAATATTGAGTTAATATCCCGCTTTTCATATAACCAGTTTATGTTATTTCTTAGTGGTATGATAGATGGTGATGGTTCCATTACTGCAGATGCTGTGCTCTTATGTAATTATGATTGTGTAAAATATAGCTTTTTAAATGATTTACAAGAACTCTTATTGTGGAACGGTATTCAATCAAGTGTAAATACAGATACAACAATATTACGTATTGCTGCAAATACCTTAAACAAACAACACATCGAAACATTAAATTTATTTCAGCAAGAACGTAAAACTAGATTATTACAATTAAATTATAGGCAAATAAAAAATACAGCATCTAATAATATCTCTTGGTATTCAAAGGATGATAAAGTTGTAGTAAGACTCAAGCCAGTACTAAAAACAGGTAATAATGTACAAATGTATGATATTACTACAGAGACACATACATTTTTATGTAAAGGCATACATACTCACAACTGTTCTGGCTTCGATATTCCGTATATTGTTAATAGATGTGAACGTATTCTTGGTGAAGAGCATGTTAATATGTTATCTCCGTTAGGTAAAGTACATTATCGTACGTTTATGGGTAAGTTTGGTAGAGAACAGAAGAGATATTTCTTAGATGGTATATCTGTAATTGATTATCTTGATATTTATCGACGTTTTTGTCTTAAATTGCGTGAATCCTATAAACTTGATGCAATTGGTGAGTTAGAATTAGGTCAACGTAAGATAGATTACGGTAATATTGATTTAGCTACTCTATCCGATACAGACTGGCAGACGTTTGTCGATTATAACATACAAGACGTTAATCTTGTTATTAAGTTGGAAGATAAACTGCAGTATATATCCTTACTTCGTATGTTATCAGTTGTAGGCTTAACTACTCTTGAAGGAGCTATGGGTACTCTATCGGTTATTAACGGAGCTCTTGCAATTAAAGCGCGAGCTCGAGGTGAGATTATTTCAACTTTCATTCGATCAGAAAAAGCCGGCCAGAATCCTGGTGCTTATGTCGCTACTCCTAAAAAAGGCTTTAAAACAAGTGTTGTATCGTTTGATGCTAACTCTCTATACCCGAATGTGATGATTTCATTAAATCTATCGCCTGAAACGAAGATTGGTAAGATAGAGAAGACTAATAATGGTAATATCAATATATATCATGTATCTGGTAAGTGTTTTGAGTTATCTCCTACGGCTTTTAGTACTTATATTAAGCAAGAGCAGTGTGCGGTAACTAAAGCTGGATTTCTCTTTAGTCAAAAGAAGAGAGGTATTATTCCTGAGTTTCTTGACTACTATTACAATGAACGCGTACTAGTAAAGGAGTTATTGTTTAAAGCCAAGACGCAATTAAGTACTACTCCTAAAAATACACCTGCTTATACCGAATTACAGTATGAAGTAGAGAGACTTAATACTAAGCAAATGGTTATTAAGGTTCTTGTTAATAGTTGTTATGGATATATGGGTAATAAACAAGCTCCTATAGGAGATGATGATATTGCATCGTCAGTTACCTTAACTGGTCAAGCTATTATTAAGCAAGCAGGTAAAATTCTGCAAGATTACTTAAAAATTAACTTTAATGTACTAGATGAAAAGGTATTAGATGAAAGTTGGGTATATTCTGATACTGATTCTTTATACTTTTCGTTAGGTTGCATAGAAGATAAGCTAAAACTAAAGAAAGATGATGTAATTACTGAAGAATTCTATGAAGAGGTTGAAAAGATTGAGAATTACCTTAATACTGAAATAACT